CTTGGATCGAGAGATGAGAGCCCGCCATGCCTATACGGCTCGAGAGCAATTCCCGACGCGCGGCGGTGACAAGGCCGTGCGAGCGCAATCGTTCCGGGGGCTCATCGCCACGCGCGGTCTGCGCATCCCGTCGCAGGCGGCATGGCGCGCGGACTTTGAGGCCGAACTGTTGCGGTTCCCCGCTGGCGTGCATGACGATCAGGTCGATGCCTGCGGCCTCATAGGGCAGCTACTCGACAAGATGCAGTCTGGCCCGAAGCCCACTGCTCCGGAAGCGCGGGCACGTGATGATTATCGAGAAAGCCGTGCGATGGACATGACTGACATTGATCCGTTGACTGTATGATCCACGGCAAGAGCATTTCACTACGCCCCGCCAACCTCGAAGATTTCGATGTGTGGCGGGCCTTACGCGAATCCTCGGCTGATTATCTCAGTGCCCGCGAGAGCGATTGGAGCGATGAAGTCATCTCGTTTGAGAGTTTCAAGCGCCAAGTTGAAGACGGTGCGGCGGCGATCAAGGCTGGCGTCGGGTTGCCGTTGCTGATCTTCCGCAACGATGGCGCGATGGTCGGCGGTATCACGCTAGGCCCGATTGAGGCCAAGGCGGCTCCAATCGGGACATGGATCGCCAGTGAGTTCGTGAATCGTGGCTATGCCTATCGTGCTGTTGAGTTGATCGTTGCCTTGGCGTTCGAAAAACTTGGGGTTGATCGCATAGAGGCTGTAGTTCTCGACGATAACATAGGTTCAGTCCGCGTTGTCGAGGCTCTTGGTTTTGAGCAGATCGACGACCGTGTTGTGACGCGCAAGATTTCCGGTGTCCCGCGCGAACATTTGGTTTTTGTACGGATGAGGCCGCTCGATGAAGTTTTACGTCTATGACTGATCATGGCCGCACTATGTATTCGCAGAACGTCGTCCTCAACGGACGGTTGTCCGAAGTGCAATGGCGGGAATTCCTTTCACGCTGCGTCGCCGACCTCGGCATGACAAAAGCCGGCGAGCCCGCGATATGGCGCTATCCGGTTGATGGCAAGGGTGGGAATGGGATGACAGCTTGTCAGCCCATCACAGAGAGTTTCATTGTTGCCGATACGTGGCCTGATCACGACGGGGCTTATCTGCATATTTCTTCGTGCCGTCCTTTCGCTATCACGCGCCTGTTCAGGGCTGTTGAGGAATACGGGCTCACGGTCAAGGACGCCGGTTTGCGCGAGATATTGGCGCTATGACGAATCTTAGAACCAAAACAGTCTTGGTTTGGGAGCCGGGCGGAATCTTCGTGGAAATGGCGAAACGGCTCGCGAAAGACTTCGGCCGCGTTCTATATTGCAATGACTGGGTAGGTTCGTACCCGACCAGTCGTGGCCTCGTGGTCGGGTCTGGTGACCCTGATTTCGAGCGCGTAGTTGACCCTTGGGCTCACTATGACGAGATAGATCTATGGGTGTTCCCTGACGTTTACAACGCTGGTCTGCATACCCATCTTCGCGAGCAAGGCAAGCGGGTTTGGGGTTGCGGCTCCGCTGGGTCGATGCTGGAATTAGATCGTGTCGCCACTAAGAAGATGATGGCGAAAGCCGGTCTTCCTGTCGGGGGATACAAAGAAATCAACGGCGTTACAGCGCTGCGACGCCACTTGAAGCGTCACGAAAATCAGTTCGTCAAACTGGGTGGAAAGAACGGCGAGCGCGGCGATATCGAGACCTTGAACGCCCCGAATTATGAGCACGCCGAACCTGTCCTTGACGAGCTAGAGCACCGCTTAGGCGCTCGCGCGCATGTCATGGACTTCGTTGTCGAAGACGCCATAGACCCGGCTGTTGAATCCGGATGGGATGGCATCGCTGTTGATGGCCGGTTCTGGTCGCGCACCATGAGCGGCGTCGAAAAGAAAGACCAGGCTTACGTCTGCAAAGTCATCGACTACGCTCATGTCCCGAAACAGGTATCGGCGGTGAATGAAGCCGTTTCCGGGTATATGCGCAAGAACAAGTATCGGGGCTCGTGGAGCACCGAAGTCCGCATCACTCCCGATGGCAACGGTTATCTAATTGACGGAACCGCGCGTTGTGGAAGCCCGCCGAGTGAGTTGATGCAGATCATGTGCAACAATCTCTCCGAAGTGATTTGGGAAGGTGCGGACGGCGTTCTATTGGAGCCTGATTTCGGCGACAACAAATGGGGCGCGGAAGTCCTGCTCCACTCGACATGGGCAGATAGCAATTATGCCCATATCCGTTTTCCGAGCGAGTTCCGAGAGAACATCAAGCTTCGTCACTACACCGTCATTGATGGCGACACGTTCGTAAGCCCACAATCCACAGGAATGCCGGAAATTGGCGCCGTCGTCGCGACTGGCAAGACAGCCAAAGAAGCCATCGACAAGGCCAAGGCCATTGCCGAGAAGGTCGAGAGCCATCAGCTTGAAATCCCTGTTGAGGCAATGGACGAGGCTCTGGAAGATCTTAACAAAATCCTCGGTTCTCAGAAACCGGCCTCGAAAGAGCAGAGGTCGGCGGAAGACGCTCTTAAATCGGGCCGGATAAGCCAACGGCAATATGACAAGCTGGCTGAACGCAACGAGTGGAGTTGATTATGGAAGACCGCCAGCAAACCTACGGCGAGCGCGCTGTGGGGCTTTCGTTTAACCCGTCTAGCAATGGCGACGTGGACAAACTCAAGCGCCTTTACGCGGACATTATCGACCACATGGACGATTTCCGCAAAGGCTACATCGCACGCAAGGACAACCCAGAAATGGTTCGCCTTTGCAGCATCGCGATCACCGAGGCGCAGACCGCGCAAATGTGGGCGGTCAAAGCTGTGACTTGGCGGGGATAGACCATGCCAGGAGCCGCGATTATGTCCGCTAATAGCAAATACACTCCTCCGTACGAGCGCAAGAATGGCCCGTGGGATGAGTACGAACTTGACGACGCCGGGCGCCATCTGGATCACGCTGAGCAGATAAGGGCTAACCCAAAAATGGTAGAGGCTGTCGCCAATCACCATAAGAAAAAAGCCAAACATCATCAACAGATCGCGGAAAGCCTCAGCGGGCCGATGAAGCGTGGTCTTGTTTCGGAGACGGCGGCGACGAAGGCTTCGATGAAAGACCTCGAAGCCAATCGCAAGAACAACCACGGGTAACCCAAGTTGGCTGATCCTTACGCACAGGCTGCCGCGCTAGACGCCGCGCGCCTTGCCCCACTTATCGGCGGCGAGGGTGAGAAAAAGCCAGAGAACCGTCCTCCCGAGGAAGACAAGGAAGAATACCTCGACGTGCGTAAATTGCGCACTCAATTTCTCGATTACCTGACGACCAAGGTTGACGAGATCGAGGAAGCCAAAGACGCGCGGCGCTATTATCATGGCGTTCAGTGGGACGAAAAGCAGATCAGCGTTTTGCGCCGTCGCCGGCAACCGCCGCTCACCTGGAATAGGGTTTCTCGCAAGATTAACGGCATCATCGGCGTTGTAGAGCGGCTTCGTTCCGACCCGAAAGCGCTTCCCCGCCATGTGCGCAGCGAGCAAGGAGCGGATATTGCAACCCAGGTCGTCCGCTACGTCTTGGACTGCAACGACTTCAAGGGCATCGATCCGTGGTGCTTGTTGCAAAGCTGCATCGACGGAATCGCTGGCGTACAAATGGTTCTGACGCGCGATGATGAGCAGCAAGTTGATATCGCTGTCCCGTGGGTCATCGGGGATGAGTATTTCTATGACCCGACATCATATCGTAACGACTTCTCAGATGTCAGTTACGAGGGGTTATCGAAGTGGATCGATATCGGGAAGGCGATTGAGCTATTCCCCGACAAAGAGGACGAGCTTCGCGGCCTAATCGAAGGCGATTCCGATCTGACGACGAACGCGGATCGCGAATACAAATGGGTCATCACGTCCCGACAGCGCATCAGACTTGTCGAACACTGGTATCAGCACCGTGGCAAGTGGAGATGGGCGTTCTACGTCTCTACGGTCCTACTAGATCAGGGTGTGTCGCCGTTTGTTGACGAGAAGGGTCGAAGCGCGCGGTCTTTCAACATGTTCTCGGTCTCTGTTGATCATGATGGCGACAGATACGGATTTGTGCGCAATCTGAAAGGCCCGCAAGACAGTTTGAATCAGTCCAAGTCGAAATCGCTTCACGTCGCCAACTCACGGCGCATCATCGCGGAAAAAGGCGCGGTTGATGATGTCGAGAAGGCCCGCATTGAAATGGCGCGGCCTGACGGGTTCGTTGAGGTCAATCGCGGCATGGAATTGAAGCCGGATGACAGGCCGCAGGATTTGATGGCTTTTACGGCGATGGCGGAAAGCGCCGCATCGGAAATCGATAACTTCGCCAATATCAACGTCGCCGTTCTAAGCGGGGCGTCGCTTTCGAACATTTCCGGGCGTGCTATCGAACTATTGCGACAGCCTGGGATGGCTGAGCTTGGGCCATTCATCTTGAACTATCGGCAATGGAAGCTGCAACTGTACCGCAACATATGGAACGCGGCCCAAAAGCATTGGACATCGCCGAAGTG